AGATTTTCTTGCACGTGCGATAGCTTCGGACAGCTTTGGCAGCGGCAGGTTTGAAAGAGACATTTTTTTTTCTTTCATCAGCCGTGAACGTGTTGAGAAAAAGACAGCTTAGGAGAACAAGAGCTGGGGATGGGCAGGAAGACCATCCTGAAAGGCAAGGGGGGCGGTCCCCCTCGACGAGTGTCGAAAGAGACCGCGACGAAGACGCGTCAATCTAGAGTCCAAATGCCAAATGGACTGGTGTTGATGCGCATGATGGGGATCTTGTGGCATGCTGTGGCTGGCACTGCGAGAAACCCTGTTTTGAAAGCATTCTGGAATTCCGTCCCGTTGAGGCAGGCCACTGCAGCACTTCGGAAGATAAAGAGGACAGTGAGTGCTTTGATGGTTGGCTTGCAAAGGCGCGGAAAAAGGAGGTCAGTGACGAACTGGATGAACTGGTTGCTGGTCATTGCTCTGCTGGGGATGACACTTGCAGCGACAGTAAGGAAAGAAGGGGACGGCACCACTGTGATCAGGGCTGAAGGAAGGGACGCGGCAACGCAGGTGCGTGTGGAGAACGGCACCTGTGTGATCCTGGCCACAGACATGGGGTCATGGTGTGATGACTCGCTGTCATACGAGTGTGTGACCATAGAGCAAGGGGAAGAGCCTGTTGACGTGGATTGTTTTTGCCGGAATGTTGACGGAGTCTATCTGGAGTATGGCCGTTGTGGGAAACAGGAGGGCTCACGGACAAGACGCTCGGTGCTGATCCCAACCCATGCCCAGGGCGAGTTGACGGGGAGGGGACGCAAATGGTTGGAAGGAGACTCACTGCGGACACACCTCACGAGAGTGGAAGGATGGGTTTGGAAAAACAAACTGCTTGCTCTGGCGATGGTCGCCGTTGTGTGGCTAGCACTGGAGAGTGTGGTGACCAGGGTTGCCGTGCTGGTTGTGCTCCTGTGTTTGGCCCCGGTCTACGCCTCACGCTGCACACACTTGGAAAACAGGGACTTTGTCACTGGCACCCAGGGGACTACAAGAGTCACCTTGGTGCTGGAGCTGGGTGGATGCGTAACCATAACCGCTGAGGGGAAGCCCTCAATGGATGTGTGGCTTGACGCCATCTACCAGGAAAGCCCTGCCAAGACACGCGAGTACTGTTTGCACGCCAAGTTGTCAGAGACCAAGGTTGCTGCTAGATGTCCAACGATGGGACCAGCTGTCCTGACTGAAGAACGCCAGATTGGCACAGTGTGCAAGAGGGACCAGAGTGATCGAGGCTGGGGAAATCACTGTGGTTTGTTTGGAAAGGGCAGCATTGTGGCCTGCGTCAAGGCGGCTTGTGAAGCAAAGAAGAAAGCTACGGGATACGTGTACGATGCCAACAAAATAGTGTACACAGTGAAGGTTGAACCACACACGGGAGACTATGTTGCCGCCAATGAGACGCACAAGGGGAGGAAGACGGCGACTTTCACGGTTTCTTCAGAGAAGACCATCTTGACCCTAGGGGAATATGGAGACGTCTCACTGCTATGTAGGGTAGCCAGTGGCGTCGACTTGGCTCAGACCATCATCCTGGAGCTCGACAAGACAGCGGAGCACCTTCCAACAGCTTGGCAGGTCCACCGAGACTGGTTTAATGACCTGGCTCTCCCGTGGAAGCATGATGGAAACCCACATTGGAACAATGCAGAGAGACTGGTTGAGTTTGGCGCTCCTCATGCTGTCAAGATGGATGTGTACAACCTTGGAGATCAGACTGGAGTGCTGCTGAGGGCACTAGCAGGGGTTCCTGTGGCACACATTGAGGGAAACAAGTATCACCTGAAGAGTGGTCATGTGACCTGCGAAGTGGGACTGGAAAAACTAAAGATGAAAGGTCTCACGTACACAATGTGTGATAAATCAAAGTTTGCATGGAAGAGAACTCCAACAGACAGCGGGCATGACACAGTGGTTATGGAAGTCACATTCTCCGGGTCAAAGCCATGCAGGATCCCGGTGAGAGCAGTGGCACATGGATCTCCTGATGTCAATGTGGCCATGCTGATAACGCCAAACCCCACAATTGAAAATGATGGAGGGGGCTTCATAGAGATGCAGCTTCCCCCAGGGGACAATATCATCTATGTTGGGGAACTGAGTCATCAATGGTTCCAGACAGGGAGCAGCATTGGAAGGGTGTTCCAAACAACCAGGAAAGGTATAGAAAGACTGACAGTAATAGGAGAGCACGCCTGGGACTTTGGATCCGCTGGTGGCTTCTTTGGCTCAATTGGAAAGGCGGTGCACACGGTTCTTGGTGGTGCCTTCAACAGCATCTTTGGAGGAGTGGGGTTCCTGCCAAAGCTCCTAATGGGAGTGGCACTGGCCTGGTTGGGACTGAACACAAGGAACCCCACAATGTCCATGAGCTTTCTCTTGGCTGGAGGTCTGGTCTTGGCCATGACTCTCGGGGTGGGAGCGGATGTCGGCTGTGCAGTGGACACAGAGCGAATGGAGCTCCGCTGTGGTGAAGGTTTGGTTGTGTGGAGAGAGGTTTCAGAGTGGTATGACAACTATGCATACTACCCGGAGACACCAGGGGCTCTTGCATCGGCAGTAAAAGAGGCATTTGAGGAGGGAAGCTGTGGCGTGGTCCCCCAGAACAGACTTGAGATGGCCATGTGGAGAAGCTCGGTCACGGAACTGAATCTGGCTTTAGTGGAAGGGGATGCAAATCTCACAGTGGTGGTAGACAAAAACGACCCTACTGACTACCGAGGTGGAGTTCCTGGCACGCTGAAAAAAGGGAAGGACATGAAGGTCTCTTGGAGGAGCTGGGGCCACTCAATGATCTGGAGTATCCCTGAGGCTCCTCGGCGTTTCATGGTGGGTACAGAGGGACAAAGTGAGTGCCCACTAGAGAGACGAAAAACAGGTGTGTTCACGGTTGCAGAGTTTGGGGTCGGTCTGAGAACAAAAGTCTTTCTGGACTTTAGACAGGAACCAACACACGAGTGTGACACAGGAGTGATGGGGGCCGCCGTCAAAAACGACATGGCGGTCCACACAGATCAAAGCCTCTGGATGAAATCGATGAGAAATGACACAGGTACCTACATAGTTGAACTCCTGGTCACTGACCTGAGGAACTGCTCTTGGCCCGCTAGTCACACCATCGACAACGCAGACGTGGTGAACTCGGAGCTTTTTCTTCCGGCGAGTCTCCGAGGACCCAGGTCCTGGTACAATAGGATCCCTGGCTACTCGGAACAAGTGAAGGGACCATGGAAACACACGCCCCTCCGAGTCATCAGAGAGGAGTGTCCAGGAACGACCGTCACCATAAACGCCAAGTGTGAAAAGAGGGGGGCTTCCGTGAGGAGCACCACAGAGAGTGGCAAGGTGATTCCGGAATGGTGCTGCCGAGCATGCACAATGCCTCCAGTAACGTTCCGAACTGGAACCGACTGTTGGTATGCCATGGAAATAAGGCCAGTACACGCCCAGGGAGGGCTTGTCCGCTCAATGGTGGTTGCGGACAATGGTGAGCTGCTCAGTGAGGGAGGAGTCCCCGGGATAGTGGCACTGTTTGTGGTCCTGGAATGTATCATTCGGAGGAGACCTTCTACAGGAGTGACGGTCGTATGGGGAGGTGTTGTCGTCCTTGCTCTGCTCGTCACTGGAATGGTCAGGATTGAGAGCCTCGTGCGCTACGTGGTGGCGGTGGGGATTGCGTTCCACCTTGAGCTGGGACCAGAGACTGTGGCCTTGATGCTGCTCCAGGCCGTGTTTGAGCTAAGAGTTGGGCTTCTCAGCGCCTTTGCATTGCGCAGAGGCCTCACCGTCCGAGAGATGGTTACCACCTACTTTCTTTTGCTGGTCCTGGAATTGGGACTGTCGAGTGCGGGCCTCGGGGATCTCTGGAAATGGAGTGATGCGCTGGCCATGGGGGCACTGATATTCAGAGCTTGCACCGCGGAGGGAAAGACTGGAACGGGGCTCTTGCTCATAGCCCTCATGACACAGAGGGATGTTGTGACTGTACACCACGGACTTGTGTGCTTCCTGGCTGCGGCTGCAGCCTGCTCGGTCTGGAGACTGCTTAGGGGACACAGGGAGCAGAAGGGACTGACCTGGATTATTCCCTTGGCTAGATTGCTTGGAGGAGAGGGCTCCGTGATCAGATTGCTGGCTTTCTGGGAACTGGCAGCCCACAGAGGAAGACGGTCTTTCAGTGAGCCACTGACCGTGGTAGTGGTCATGCTGACACTGGCAAGCGGTATGATGCGTCACACCTCCCAAGAGGCTCTTTGTGCGCTCGCGGTGGCCTCGTTTTTCTTGCTGATGCTTGTGTCCGGGACGAGGAAAATGCAGCTGGTTGCTGAATGGAGCGGCTGTGTTGAATGGCATCCGGAAACGGTGAATGAGGGTGGAGAGATCAGCCTGCGGGTCCGTCAAGACTCGATGGGAAACTTTCATTTGACTGAGCTTGAGAAAGAGGAAAGGATGATGGCTTTTTGGCTGCTTGCCGGCCTGGTGGCTTCAGCACTCCATTGGTCAGGCATCCTTGGTGTGATGGGACTGTGGACACTCACAGAAATAATGAGGTCATCCAGACGGTCCGACCTGGTCTACTCAGGACAGGGAGGCCAAGAACGTGGCGACAGGCCTTTTGAGGTCAAGGATGGAGTTTACAGAATTTTCAGTCCCGGCTTGTTCTGGGGTCAGAGGCAGGTGGGAGTTGGTTACGGCCACAAGGGTGTCTTGCACACGATGTGGCACGTGACTAGAGGAGCGGCGTTGTCCATTGATGATGCAGTGGCCGGCCCCTACTGGGCTGATGTGAAGGAAGACGTCGTGTGCTACGGGGGAGCTTGGAGCCTGGAGGAAAAGTGGAAAGGTGAAACAGTACAGGTCCATGCCTTCCCACCGGGGAGGGCGCACGAGGTGCACCAGTGCCAGCCCGGAGAATTGATCCTTGACACAGGAAAGAGGCTTGGGGCAATACCAATTGACTTGGCAAAGGGAACATCTGGTAGCCCTATTCTTAACGCTCAGGGAGTGGTTGTTGGGCTATACGGAAATGGTCCAAAAACCAATGAGAGCTACGTCAGCAGCATCGCTCAGGGAGAGGCGGAGAAGAGTCGACCCAACCTTCCACAGGCAGTTGTGGGCACGGGCTGGACGTCAAAGGGTCAGATCACAGTGTTGGATATGCACCCAGGCTCTGGAAAGACCCACAGAGTCCTCCCGGAGCTCATCCGCCAATGCATTGACAGGCGCCTGAGTACGTTGGTGCTGGCTCCAACTCGCGTGGTACTGAAGGAGATGGAGCGCGCTCTCAGTGGGAAGCGGGTCCGGTTCCATTCGCCAGCAGTCAGTGACCAACAGGCTGGAGGGGCAATTGTCGATGTGATGTGTCATGCAACTTATGTCAACAGACGCTTACTCCCACAGGGGAGGCAGAACTGGGAGGTGGCAATCATGGATGAGGCCCATTGGACTGATCCCCACAGCATAGCAGCTAGAGGCCACTTGTACACCCTGGCAAAAGAAAACAAATGCGCCCTTGTCTTGATGACAGCAACTCCCCCTGGTAAAAGTGAACCTTTTCCAGAGTCCAACGGAGCCATCACCAGTGAGGAAAGACAGATTCCTGATGGGGAGTGGCGTGATGGTTTTGACTGGATTACTGAGTACGAGGGGCGCACCGCTTGGTTTGTCCCTTCAATTGCAAAGGGTGGTGTGATAGCTCGCACCTTGAGACAGAAGGGAAAAAGCGTGATCTGTCTGAACAGTAAGACTTTTGAAAAAGATTATTCCAGAGTGAGGGAAGAGAAGCCTGACTTCGTGGTGACGACTGACATCTCGGAAATGGGAGCCAACCTTGACGTGAGCCGCGTCATAGATGGAAGGACAAACATCAAGCCTGAGGAGGTTGATGGGAAAGTCGAGCTCACCGGGACCAGGCGAGTGACCACGGCTTCCGCTGCCCAACGGCGCGGAAGAGTTGGTCGGCAAGACGGACGAACAGATGAATACATATACTCTGGACAGTGTGATGATGATGACAGTGGATTAGTGCAATGGAAAGAGGCGCAAATACTTCTTGACAACATAACAACCTTGCGGGGGCCCGTGGCCACCTTTTATGGCCCTGAGCAGGACAAGATGCCGGAGGTGGCCGGTCACTTTCGACTCACTGAGGAGAAGAGGAAGCACTTCCGCCACCTTCTCACCCATTGTGATTTCACGCCCTGGCTGGCATGGCACGTTGCAGCGAACGTGTCTAGCGTGACGGACCGAAGCTGGACATGGGAGGGACCAGAGGCCAATGCCGTGGACGAGGCAAGCGGGGATCTGGTCACTTTCAGGAGCCCGAATGGAGCGGAGAGAACCCTCAGGCCAGTGTGGAGAGACGCACGCATGTTCAGAGAAGGACGTGACATCAAGGAATTTGTGGCGTACGCGTCTGGGCGTCGCAGCTTCGGAGATGTTCTGACAGGAATGTCGGGAGTGCCGGAGCTTCTGCGGCACAGATGCGTCAACGCTTTGGACGTTTTCTACACGCTCATGCATGAGGAACCTGGCAGCAGGGCAATGAAGATGGCAGAGAGAGATGCCCCCGAGGCTTTCCTGACGGTGGTTGAGATGATGGTTCTGGGTCTGGCGACCCTGGGTGTCGTCTGGTGTTTCGTCGTCCGAACATCAATCAGTCGCATGATGCTCGGCACGCTGGTCTTGCTGGCCTCCCTGCTACTCTTGTGGGCAGGTGGCGTCGGCTATGGGAACATGGCTGGAGTGGCTCTCATCTTTTACACACTGCTGACAGTTCTGCAACCCGAGACTGGAAAACAGAGAAGCAGTGATGACAACAAACTGGCATACTTCCTGTTGACCCTTTGCAGTCTTGCTGGACTGGTTGCCGCAAATGAGATGGGCTTTCTGGAGAAGACCAAGGCAGATCTGTCTGCGATGCTGTGGAGTGGGCATGAGGAACACCGGCAATGGAGTGAGTGGACCAATGTGGACATCCAGCCGGCACGGTCCTGGGGGACCTATGTGTTAGTGGTCTCTCTGTTTACACCTTACATCATCCACCAATTGCAAACTAAAATCCAACAACTTGTCAATAGTGCCGTGGCGTCTGGTGCGCAGGCCATGAGAGACTTGGGGGGGGGAGCTCCCTTCTTTGGTGTGGCAGGACATGTTATGACTCTCGGGGTGGTGTCCCTGGTTGGGGCCACCCCCACCTCACTGATAGTGGGCATTGGCTTAGCAGCTTTCCATTTGGCCATCGTGGTATCTGGACTGGAGGCTGAGCTGACACAGCGAGCCCATAAGGTCTTTTTCTCTGCAATGGTACGCAACCCTATGGTGGATGGGGATGTCATCAACCCATTCGGGGAGGGGGAGGCAAAACCTGCTCTATATGAAAGGAAAATGAGTCTGGTGTTGGCCATAGTGCTGTGTCTCGTGTCTGTGGTCATGAACCGCACAGTGGCTTCCATGACAGAGGCTGCGGCTGTGGGGCTGGCGGCCACCGGACAGCTTCTCAGACCGGAGGCGGACACACTATGGACGATGCCGGTTGCGTGCGGCATGAGTGGTGTGGTCAGGGGCAGCCTCTGGGGGTTTTTGCCCCTTGGGCACAGACTCTGGCTCCGGGCTTCTGGGGGCAGGCGTGGTGGCTCTGATGGAGACACGCTTGGTGACCTCTGGAAGCGCAGGCTGAACAACTGCACCAAGGAGGAATTCTTCGTTTACAGGCGCACTGGCATTCTGGAAACCGAACGTGACAAGGCCAGAGAGCTGCTCAGGAGAGGAGAGACAAACATGGGACTGGCGGTCTCGCGTGGCACGGCAAAGCTCGCTTGGCTTGAAGAACGCGGATATCGCACCCTCAAGGGAGAGGTGGTAGATCTCGGGTGTGGAAGGGGCGGCTGGTCCTACTATGCGGCTTCTCGACCGGCAGTCATGAGTGTTAGGGCATATACCATTGGTGGAAGAGGGCATGAGGTTCCAAAGATGGTGACAAGCCTGGGTTGGAACTTGATTAGGTTCAGATCAGGAATGGACGTGTTCAGCATGCAACCACATCGAGCTGACACCATCATGTGTGACATTGGAGAGAGCAACCCAGATGCCGCTGTGGAGGGTGAAAGGACCAGGAAAGTGATATCGCTCATGGAGCAATGGAAAATCCGAAACCCAGCGGCGGCCTGCGTGTTCAAGGTGCTGGCTCCATACCGCCCAGAGGTAATAGAGGCATTGCACAGATTCCAGCTGCAGTGGGGTGGGGGTCTAGTGAGGACTCCCTTCTCAAGGAACTCAACTCACGAGATGTACTACTCGACAGCTGTCACAGGCAATATAGTGAACTCTGTCAACATACAATCGAGGAAGCTCCTGGCTCGGTTTGGAGACCAGAGAGGGCCAACCAAGGTCCCTGAAGCCGACTTGGGAGTGGGAACTCGGTGTGTGGTCTTGGCTGAGGATAAGGTAAAAGAACAAGATGTGCAAGAGAGGATCAGAGCTTTGCGGAAGCAATACAGCGAAACCTGGCATATGGACGAGGAACACCCGTACAGAACATGGCAGTACTGGGGCACGTCCCGCACAGCACCAACTGGGTCGGCGGCATCACTGATCAATGGGGTCGTGAAGCTTCTCAGCTGGCCATGGAACGCGCGGGAAGATGTGGTGCGCATGGCCATGACTGACACGACAGCCTTTGGGCAGCAGAGAGTGTTTAAAGAGAAAGTTGACACAAAAGCACAGGAGCCCCAACCGGGGACAAGAGTGATCACGAGAGCAGTGAATGATTGGATTCTAGAGCGTCTGGCCCAGAAAAGCAAACCACGCATGTGCAGCAGAGAGGAATTCATAGCAAAAGTGAGATCAAATGCAGCCCTGGGAGCTTGGTCGGATGAGCAGAACAGATGGGCAAGTGCGAGAGAGGCTGTGGTGGTCCCTGCATTCTGGGCCCTCGTGGATGAGGTGAGAGAGAGGCATCTCGTGGGGTGGTGCGCACACTGCGTGTACATCATGATGGGCATGAGAGAAAAGAAACTGGGAGAGTTCGGAGTGGCGAAGGGCAGCAGGGCCATCTGGTACATGTGGCTGGGGAGCCGCTTCCTGGAGTTTGAGGCCCTCGGATTCCTAAATAAGGATCACTGGGCTTCCAGAGAGTCCAGTGGTGGAGGAGTTGAGGGTATAAGCTTAAACTACCTGGGTTGGCACCTCAAGAAGTTAACAACCTTAAATGGAGGCCTCTTCTACGCAGATGACACTGCTGGCTGGGACACAAAAGGCACCAATTCAGACCCAGAGGATGAAGAACAGATCCTACGGTACATGGAGGGTGAGCACAAACAATTGGCAACCACAATAATGCAAAAAGCATACCATGCTAAGGTAGTGAAGGTCGCAAGACCTTCTCGCGATGGAGGCTGCATCATGGATGTCATTACGAGAAGAGACCAGAGAGGCTCAGGTCAGGTTGTGACCTATGCTCTTAACACTCTCACCAACATAAAGGTGCAATCAACCCGGATGATGGAGGGGGAAGGAGTCATAGAGGCAGAAGACGCACACAACCCAAGACTACTTCGAGTGGAACGCTGGCTGAAAGAGCATGGAGAGGAACGCCTTGGAAGAATGCTTGTCAGTGGTGATGACTGTGTGGTGAGACCCATAGATGACAGATTTGGTAAAGCTCTCTACTTCCTGAATGACATGGCCAAGACTAGGAAGGACATGGGGGAGTGGGAGCCCTCAGCTGGCTTCTCGAGCTGGGAAGAGGTACCCTTTTGCTCACACCATTTCCATGAGCTGGTGATGAAGGACGGACGCACCTTAGTGGTGCCATGCCGCGATCAGGATGAGCTCGTTGGGAGGGCTCGCGTCTCACCGGGGTGCGGATGGAGTGTCCGCGAGACGGCTTGTCTCTCAAAAGCCTACGGGCAGATGTGGCTGCTGAGTTACTTTCACCGGCGTGACCTGAGGACACTTGGGTTCGCCATCAGCCCAGCAGTGCCCGTCGACTGGGTGCCCACCGGCCGCACGACATGGAGCATCCATGCCAGCGGGGCCTGGATGACCACAGAAGACATGCTGGACGTCTGGAACCGGGTGTGGATCCTAGACAACCCTTTCATGCAGAACAAAGAGAGGATCATGGAGTGGAGGGACGTACCATATCTCCCCAAGACCCAGGACATGATATGCTCCTCCCTTGTTGGAAGGAAAGAAAGAGCAGAATGGGCAAAGAACATCTGGGGAGCGGTGGAAAAGGTGAGGAAGATGATAGGTCCTGAGAGGTTCAAAGACTATCTCTCCTGCATGGACCGCCATGACCTACACTGGGAGCTCAAGCTAGAGAGCTCAATAATCTAAGCCTAGCTTGTGACAGAGCAAAACTTGAAGAGCTCGCAAGGAAACCATGGAATGATGCGGCACGGCGCGACAGCGACGGGGAAATGGTCGCACCCGACGCACCATCCATGAGGCAGCAATTCGTGAGACCCCCCTGGCCAGGAAAGGGGAAAACAGGCCAGGGGTGAAAACACCCCCAGAGTGCACCACGGCAACACGCCAGTGAGAGTGGCGACGGGGAGATGGTCGATCCCGACGTAGGGCACTCTGCAAGATTTTGCGAGACCCCCCGCCCCATGACAAGGCCGAACATGGAGCATTAAAGGGAGGCCCCCGGAAGCATGCTTCCGGGAGGAGGGAAGAGAGAAATTGGCAGCTCTCTTCAGGGTTTTTCCTCCTCCTATACCAAATTTCCCCCTCGACAGAGGGGGGGCGGTTCTTGTTCTCCCTGAGCCACCATCACCCAGACACAGATAGTCTGACAAGGAGGTGATGTGTGACTCGGAAAAACACCCGCT